TGGCGATGCCAGAGATGAAATCGTTCAAACCCGAGCTGCTGTCTTTGAAGCCATCAGCCATCGCCTTCGCGACGGAATCGAGCGCGGGCAGCAGGTCCTTCATGAGGGCGATCTGCATTCCAGTGATTCCGGCCGACAGAACATTTAGATCCTGATGAAAGTGTTCGGCCGCCTCCGCTGTCTGTCCGTCGAGGACCACGCCCAGAGCGATGGCGGTATCGATAAATCCCTGAATGCCATTTTTCCCCTCGTTGAGCGTCGGTATCAGAGCGGCCCCGCCGCGCCCGAAGATCTCCATCGCGCGTGCTGTTTTCGTTACGCCGTCGGGCATGTTCGCGAACTTTTCAGCGATATCGAGGAAGAGAGCTTCGGTGGGCCGTACATTGCCGGCAGCGTCACGCACCGCAACACCCAGGCGGGTATAAGCATTCGCCGCTCCGGCTGGAGCTACGGCGGCGGCGTCTGCGGACTTATCCATGCGCTCCAGCGCCCTCACCATAATTTCCGACTCGACGCCTGTTTGTTTGGCGACAAAACCGAGCGCTGAAAGAGCTTCGGTGCTGACACCGGTCGCTTGCGAGAGCTGGTCGAGTTTGCCTGCCGCTTCCGCCGTGTGTACCACCATGGCGATAGAACCGGCCGATATTGCGGCGATGGCCCCGGCCGCGGCGCCCGCTCCGGCGCCGACGACCGACATAGCGCCGCCCATTTTCGCCAGGGATTGCGAAGCGCTGCCAGCCCAGTTGCCTACCTGACTCAGCACCTGCCCAATTTCGCCACCGACAAGGCCAAATGGAGCGAGCGCGGTTTCGGCGATCGAGCCGAGGTTCGAGAACGAGCGCTCGATATCGCGGCCGGCCTGCTTGGCGGTGTACGACGCCTTGGACATGCCGTCGACGAAGGCGGCGGTGTTGGCGCGCAGCTCTACGAAAATGGAACCGAGGATGTTGGCCATTGGGCTTTACGAGTAGCTGGTTTCGAGAATGACCGCGCGCATCGCGGCGCACCAGGCGTTGCGGATCAGCGGCGGAAGATGATCGAATTCGGGCATCGGCTCGCCGCGCACGTTCTTGCCGCCCACCGCTTCGGCATAAACGGTGTAGGCCGTGCGCGCGAGATCATCGATCTTGAATTCCATCACGGTTAAATTAGCTGCCTACTGCTCCTTCATTAACTGTTCCATATAAGCCGCACACGATTCGCCGTAAGTTGGTTCTTTACCCTCCGCCTTTTCGCGGACAAAAGCCTGTACCGCTTTGAATTCCCTCTGGAAGTTCTCGGGAGTCTCGATATAACGGCGCATCCATTCGTTGAAAGCTTGTGCCATGTTCATTGTTCAGTGGTCTCCTCGAATTCTCTGTTTAATTCGGCGCCCCGAGCTTCAGTTTGGATACTTCGCCGAAGACGCCCAGCATGTCGTCGATCATTTCTTCTTCGGTCTTCTCCGGCTTCCGTGCGCCTTTATAATCGGGGACAAAGTCCGAGGCGCTCACCGGATCGGAGCCTTCCTTGCGGCACATGCTGAAATTGATCACCGCCGCGGCCACCGTGCCCGCGCACAGCATGGCGTGACGCCGGCTCTCGATGTGCCGATCGAGCAGCGCCTCGAATTGCGCGTGCGTCAGCTCGCCGAATTCGCGATCGGAGAGGCCGAGGTCGTATCGGGCGATGGCCCAGAGGTCGGTCCAGCCGAGGACGACTCCGCCGTCTCCGTCTCCGGCCGGCTCGGCGCCGGCTTCGGAGGGTCCGGTTCACCTGCCTCGCCGCGCATCCGGGCCTGGCGTGCGGCCTCTTCCTTGGCCTTGAGTGTTTCCATGAAGGCGCGACGCTCCGGCGAAAGATAGAGCATGTGCGCGTTCCAAAGCGCTTCGGCCACGGCATCGCGGTTGCTGTCGTCGATGTAGGAGCCGATCGCCTTCAGACCTTCGTCGGTCGATTCCCCGGTGGCGTCCTCCGTATCGTATTCAGGATGGCGAGAGAGCACCGCGCCCCACAAAACGCCAGCCAGGAAGAGTGGCTCATCGACGTCTTTCCACATGGAAAGATCGTGGATATTGATGCCGGTCCTCTTCTGAATGGCCATGCCGGCATTCATGTCGAACGAGAGGCGGAGGTCGAGCGTGAACGTCTCACCGTTCTCGTCGGCCATCTTCAGCTGCAGGGGAACCGACGGCGTGATGCGGCGCCGAAGGGCGGTTTCTTTCTTAGCCAAGTGTCACCTCAGAAAGCCTGGGGATAAAATCGACAGACTATTTAGGCCTGCTTCGCCTGCGAGGGGCGGAGGCCAACGCGGTCTGTCAGCGCGGAGATCGTGTTAGGGGCTGAAAAAAAGGGCAGAAAACAGTTTTCTCCCCCTTGCACCCCAGGTGAATTTGGACTAGGTCAGCGCGACGGGCGTGCCGGCGAGCAGCGTGGAATACCAGACGCCGTTCAGCGCGACGAGCGTCATGGCATCGCCCACCGCGGCATATGTGGCGATGTGCTTATTGGCGTTGATCTTGTTTGCGGGCGTGGTCACGGTGTGCGCGTGAGCCGTCGTCGCGATGATGGTGAGCTCCTTGCCGTCGTCTCCGCCGGCAGAGGGCAATCCTGCCGTGGGCGCTACGAGCGTCATCGCCAGGGCGCCCGAACTGCCGATGAACACGGTGCCTTCCTTGATGGCGATCGCGCCCGCGACGGTGTCGGCCTCGATACCGAATGCGGAGTCGAACGATTGCGCCAGGACTGAATCGCTATCCGGGCTCGTAGAGGCTACTCGATTTGCAGTCTGAGTCATTTCACATTCTCCTTTGCGCTTTCGCGCGAACAAGTTTAATTACAGAAATCGAACGGGGCCGCGTCGCGTCTTTTAGACGTTCGGGGTCCAGGTGTTCGGGCCGGTGATCTTGATCGTCACCGCGCGCGTGGCCTGCTTGGGAACGTCGAGCGACGTATCGAGGCCGGTGATGTAACCCTGAAACTCAAATTTGCCGCGGGCACTGGGGAGCTGCACGCGCCAGTAGAGCAGCGTTTGACCGGTAAAATCGTTCATCAGATCGTTCTGAATGGCGTCGGTATTGACGAAGTTGCAATCGATTTTGACCTCGCCGCCGTCCAGGAGTGTGGGCAGATATTCCTTGAACGAGCTGGGGCTATCCATGTTCGTGACGTCGGCCAGGTCGGCCTTCATCCCGGAGTTGTCGATTTTGATCGCTTCTCCGATCTTCGTGTAGGTCGCGCCGTCGGGGCTGCGCATTAACTGCGTGCCGCGTGGTGCAAATGCATTGCTCATCGTGGTGCTCCTTTTTTGAAATTGGGCCCGCCGCGGGCGAGCCTTGTTTCCGCCGACAGCGGCGGGGAAAAAGCAAAGGGGCCCTCGCCGCGAATCGCGGAGAGAGCCCCTTCGAAAAGTTTCTGTATAGCGGCTTAGGGTGAAATGTCGCTATAGGCGATATCGAATTCGATGTGAGTGCCGAAAATGAACGGGCCCTCCTGGAACATGTCGAGCTCGCCGATCTGCTGCATGTTGTCGACCTCGGTGCCGTCGCTCAGCACGCCGGTGAACGCCTCGAGCGTTTGCGCGAGCGTGCGCGCCAGGCGCTTGGCCACGTCGTATTTGGTCGCATAGCAGGAAAACTGCACGCGCGCCCGGTGAAACGGGTCCGGGCCGTCCATGGTCATCGAGCCTTCGGTGTGCACGAAGGTGTAGACAATCGCCGGGAACGAGGAGCCCTTCGGAATAAACGCCGGGAAGACGCCGGTGGTCTTCTCGTCCCCGCGCGTCGCCGGCGTCCCGAGAATTGCCGTTACGGCAGGCGCGTTCTCGATCAGGTTTTCCAGACCTTCGTTGAGCATCGTTTATCCCCAGGCTCGACTAGCCGTCGACCTGGGCGGCCCCTGTCACGACAGCTTGATCCCTTCACGCTCGAGGGCGGCCTTCGTCTCGATCTCGAACTCGGAGAGGACGTCCTGCTTGCGCGTCTCGAAAGCGGTGCGGATGAACGGAAAGGCGCGCATTTTGCTGGTGCCGAATTCGAGGAAGACCGACCAGAAGGTGCCCTTGGCCGGGCCGACGCGCACCGATCCCTCCAAATCGCTTTTGACCGAGGCTCGCGTAACGATGCTGCGGGCCAGCACTCCGAACTGGTGCTCGGTGTGTTTGCCCTTGCCGTGGTGCCAGCCCTGGCGCGCGCGCGCTTCCATCTCGCGCGCCCAGACGAATGCCGCGGCCAGCAAACCGGTGCGCAGGACCCGGCGGGAAACGCGGAGCGGCGCGCGCTCGAGCGCGTCTTCGATCTCGGCCATTCCGGTAATTTTGAATTCGACGACGTTAGGCATGTCTTTTAATCCCCAGGCTCGGACTTTGTTATCGCAGCGACCCTTGCCGGGTCCTGCAGGTCCGTCGACCTGGGCGGCCCCTTTTACGGCGCCGATTCGCCCTGTTCGAGGGCGCTGTCATCGCGCTCGACACAGA